CACCAATAATACTTTTTCACAATCGATTCTCGCTCAATAGGAGCAACAATTGCTTGCAATTGTTCATGGTATTTAAAACTACGCTTAAGAAAACTGACCTCGTCAATTGTTTGATAAGGTACAGAATCGGCATTCTTATCTGCCATGGTATACTTAATTCCCCATTTTCCAAACAACTTTTGCAAGTTCGTATGGTTAAACATAGGGATACTTTTATGTACTCCCATGACATTATCATCACCATAAACAGCTAATCTCACATAATCTCTAAATTTAGGATTTTTAATGTGAGGATAATGCTCATCCATAATGATATAAAATGCCATCCTCATTAAGATTGAATTGATAATTGAATTCATTTCAACCGTAAGAGGTTGACCAGATGGTTGTCCACTGGTAAATTGCAAAAGATTACCCTCCCAAATCATAACGGGAGAGACAACGGATGACAAAGCGCCACGAAGATATTCAAGATCGCTATCACTAGCACCAAAGTCTTTATAAATCTTCATAATAATGGCTGCTGCTTTATCCATCAATGCACTAGGCAATTGTGTATCATAACCTGAAAAATCTCCACAAATGAATTGTGTATATTCTCCATTATTGGTTAGATAATCATGTAACTCTTCCCATTCATGTGATGTTGCATTAACTCCAACGAAGCATTCAGATGCTCTTTGGTGCCTCAACACATGTTTAATAGGAATAATTACTCTAGTGGCACTAATGAAAAATGTCATATCATTTCCATATACCGAACGAGTCTTTTCAGCTGCCTTTTCCCAAGGTAGCAACTCGTTTACCTTAGAGGCTCTAACAAAAGGATCAAAAGTTCCCTTGCCTGACCTCCAAGTTTCCTCAACTTTTTTAAGATCATCAATAATATAATCTTTCAATTGGCGAGGATGTAATGGAACTCCATTCTCATCACACTTAAGATGATTCGTCTTGGATCCTCCATAACAAATTCCTGATGATGTACTATTAGGCATTCCACGGATAATACCAGTGGAATCACCATCAATCGCTTGCTGAATCGAACGAACTGAAAAGAAATCAGAATCGTTCTGATAATAATCATTAGCGATAGAATAAATAGTTTCAC